AGAATGCCGCTCACTTGGGTTTGCCCGTTCCTAAGAAGCTGAAAGATGTACTGGAGCAGCTGCATAAGCGCTCGGAAAAGGAGGACAATGATGAAGATTAAAGGTGTCGATTTAAGCTACTGCCAGGAGGGTATCAGCTTTCCTGCACTGAAACAGGCAGGTGTGAGATTTGCGATTATCCGTGCGGGCTTTTCCACGAAGAAAGACGTGACTATGGATAAGTTCGTGGCGGACTGCAAGATACACGGCATTGAATACGGATTTTACTGGTACAGCTATGCAATGAGCGTTGAGCAGGCACTGACAGAGGCTGAAAAGTGCATTGAGGTAATCAAGAACTTATTTCCGACATATCCCGTATTCTTCGACATGGAGGAGAAAAATCAGATAAGTGGTCTGAATACGGACACACGCACAAAGATGGCGATTGCTTTCTGCGAAAAGATAAGACAGGCGGGATTCAAGCCCGGTGTTTATGCAAATCCGTCATTCATGGAGAACTATTACGACAAGAGCAGGATTGTCGTCAGGTACGACATCTGGCTTGCTCACTGGACTAACAGTCCTGACTGCCCGTCAAAGTACAACTATGGTCAGACTATGTGGCAGTGGGGACTTGACAGAATAGGCGGATACGACGTTGACGGCGATATCTGCTTTACCGATTATGACAAGAAAAAGCCCGTTGAGAAAACTATAGATCAGCTTGCTGATGAGGTGCTTGCCGGCAAGTGGGATAACGGTTCAGAGCGTGAAAGGCTGCTCACCGCCGCCGGATACGATTATAACGCTGTTCAGAAAAGAGTCAATGAAAAGCTATACAGGAAAACTACCGATGAGATTGCTGTTGAGGTTATTGCGGGGCTGTGGGGGAATGGTTCGGCGAGAAAAGAAAAGTTGACGGAAGCAGGGTATGATTACTCGGAGGTGCAGAAACGTGTAAATGAAATGCTCGGATAAAACTTTATAACTACAGCAGTAATGCCCACCTTGGATTTATTTCCTTGGTGGGCATTTTGACTAAGATAAAAAATTGACAAAATGTGTTGGGAAAATGTCAAGACAAAGTTTTTTTAATGTGATATAATGTAATCACAAAAACAAAGGAGGTTTTGCATATGGCAGGCAGAAATATGTTGAATGTGGCTTTGGATTATATTGATGAGCACATTGAATGGAAACCCAATGAGATAATTTGGGGGTTAAGTAAGCAAACGGGGTTTAACTCAAAGTTTTATAAGAATTGCTTTGATGCAGTTCTAGATGAAAGCCTTTTCCTCTATATTAAAATGAGAAAGATCTTCTTCATCTGTAAAAGAATAAAGGAGAACCCCACATATCCATTAAGCCACCTTGCTCTTGATTTTGGCTATAGTGCAGAGTCTGCTATGAGCAGAGATTTTCGTAATATAGTAGATTTTGCTCCCAAACAAGTACTCAAGGAAGATAAGTCTGTGCCTGATAACAGGATGAACGTGTCGGTTAGCAGGATAGAAACAGCATTGAAAAAGGAGGAAACAATTTTGAATAAAGAGGCATTGCGAGAAGAATTTCTTGAAATCCCATATGATTTCATAGAAATGCATAATGACTTCGGCTTTTCAATGGATACTTGCAATGTGATAGCAGATCTTGCTGAAAGGTTGGGGATTCCGCCATACCAATTCGCAAATAGTTGTTTTGATCAGATGGTTAGCTTCCAAAGTGACAGTGATTATGTTCGACCAGAAATCGAAAAATGCATTGATCTTGAGCTTTCATCTGAGAAAGAACTGAAAGATATCTGTGATTTCTTTGATTGTAAGTATTTTGAGGTCGATAGTAGAATGGTTGATTTCTATCGCAAAAGAATTGCAAAGGAGTTGTGCGAAAATGAGTGATAAACTACTACCAAGTAAACATAAAGGAATGGAGCTTTGCGGTGGATATTGTTGCCATGGTATGGGATATGATTTTGAGTATCGTACTGAGGCTGGTAATGAAACCGTAATTATCACCGCTGCAATTCGTATTAACGCCAAGACGAAAAGTGGAAAGAAAATTCTGAATGTTATGGCTGAAAAACAAACATCCCCAATTAAAACCACAATACAGAGGATTGAAAGAGAACACAAAATAGATGTTCGTGAAGGAAAAGGCGTACCACTGTACTCATCCTTTGGACAGTTGTTCGATTAAAAGATTCATATACTTACTAAACCCGTCGAGTTTTTATCGGCGGGATTTTTTATTTTTCTGTCCAATCTCTCTCCTTGCCGAGGCTATAAGGCAGAGGGAAACAAAATCCCTCGGAAAGAGGTGAAATGAATGGAACACAATCTGAAAATAAGTGTTTCAAGAAAGCCGATGAGAAACGATATCGCAGCTCTGCACACCATATCGTTAAGAGAACGCGTACTTAGTTTCCTGTTCGGCAGAAAACAGAAGATTACCATTATCGTGCCGGGTGATTCGGTGAAAGAGCTGGCAATCTGCAACATTAAGGAAGGGGGAACAGCATGATGGGGAAAATGAGTGAACTGGCAGCAGAGTTATCCGAGCTCAAGCATTGCGGCGAGGTGCTTATCAGCTTATCTGAGTCAATAATGGCTCTGACTTCAGGCAAAGATACACCTCAGCCGATGGATAAACCGTCAGCAAAAAAGAAATCCGATAGCGCTACAGCATCGGTCACTCTCGAAAACGTCAGAGCCGTCTGCGCCGAAAAATCCCGTGCCGGCTTCACAGCAGAGGTAAAGGCAATCATCACAAAGCACGGTGCGGACAAGCTGTCTGCAATCAAGCCGGAGGAATATGCAGCAGTTCTCGCAGAGGTGGAGGTGCTAGGCAATGCCGACTAACCATGCGATTCTCTCGGCATCGTCCAGCCACCGCTGGCTTGAATGCCCACCATCTGCGAAACTCTGCGCAGAAATGCCGGATACATCAAGCGAGTATGCGCAGGAGGGCACGGACGCTCACACTCTCTGCGAACACAGGCTGAAAGCCTTGCTCGGCAGAGAAACCACCGACCCAACAGAAAACCTCACCTACTACAACGAGGAGATGGAGCGCTGCGCTGTCGAGTACGCTACATATGCTTATGAGCAGGTCGAGAAAGAAAAAGTAGCCTGCAATGACCCCATAGTCCTTATCGAACAGAAACTGGATTTCTCTCGGTGGGTTCCGGAGGGATTCGGCACAGGTGACTGCGTAATCGTAGCTGACGGTACACTTTCCGTTATAGATTTCAAGTATGGCAAGGGCGTGGAAGTCCTCGCAGAGAACAACCCACAGATGATGTTGTATGCCCTCGGTGCTCTTGAATTATTTGACGGAATATACGACATATCCGCAGTGAGCATGGCTATATTCCAGCCAAGGCGCGACAACATCAGCGAATACATCATTTCCAAGGAAGAACTGCTCCGTTGGGCAAATGAGGTTCTCGCTCCGACAGCGCAGCTTGCCGCAAATGGCAAGGGAGATTTCAAAGCAGGTGAACATTGTCGCTTCTGCAAGGTCAGAACGACCTGCCGAAAACTCGCAGAATACAACCTTGCTCTCGCTCGTTACGATTTTGAACCACCTGCTACGCTTGATAATATCGAAATTGCCGCTATCCTTGCAAAAGCGGACGAGCTTGTATCCTGGGTGACTGATGTCAAAGATTTTGCTTTGCGGCAGGCGCTCAGCGGCGTTTCATACGATGGCTTCAAGGTAGTCGAGGGACGCTCTAATCGCAAGTACACAGATGAGAACGCAGTTGTTGAAGCCGTCAAATCCGCAGGATTTGACCCATATGAACACAGCGTTCTTGGTATCACTGCAATGACCAGTCTGCTCGGTAAGAAAAAGTTCAACGAATTGCTCGGTGGTTTTGTAGAAAAGCCACAGGGCAAGCCAACCTTAGTACCAATGTCGGACAAGCGTCCGGCGATCCATACAGCAAGCGAAGATTTCAAGGAGGAAAAGTAATATGCCAAAGTTTATCAATCCCACAAAGGTAATCACAGGACCCGATACAAGATGGAGCTACGCAAACATCTGGGAAGCAAAGTCCATCAACGGCGGCGCTCCGAAGTTCAGCGTATCACTTATCATTCCGAAGTCGGATACCAAGACGATTGAAAAGGTCAAGACGGCTATCGAAGCGGCTTACAGGGAGGGCGAGTCCAAGCTCAAGGGCAACGGTCGCTCCGTTCCTGCGCTTTCCGCAATCAAGAATCCGCTCCGTGACGGCGATACAGAGCGCCCCGATGATGAAGCTTACGCAAACAGCTATTTCATCAACGCTAATTCTGCGACCGCTCCCGGTATCGTTGACGCTAATTGCAGCCCCATTCTGGAGCGCAGCGAGGTTTACAGCGGCGTGTACGGCAGAGCGTCCATCTCATTCTACGCATTCAACTCCAACGGCAACAAGGGTATCGCCTGCGGTCTGAATAATCTTCAGAAGATACGCGATGGCGAGCCGCTTGGCGGCAGAACCCGTGCCGAGGACGATTTTGCCACAGATGATGACGATGATTTTCTGTCTTGAGGAGATACACGATGATGACAACTGAAAGCATTTTGCTTGCTATCTGCTTTGGATATGTGCTTGGAGATACACTTTCTAAGCTGGTCGTAGTTGTTTCTGATGTTGTCAGGAGCATTAAGCGCCGCAAGCAAACTAAAACTGGCAAGTAATACAAACAGGGCGGCAGGAGCTATCTTGCCGCCTATTTTGAGGTGAACTATGGATAAAATTAAAACACTGTCAATTGACCTTGAAACATTCAGTGATGTTGACCTTGCAAAATGCGGTGTTTACAGATATGTTGAGTCACCCGCATTTGAGATACTGCTGTTCGGAGTTTCAGTGAACGGTAGCGATGTTGTGGTGTACGACCTTGTGCAGGGTGAGAAAATACCCGCAGAAATTCTCGCTGCGCTGACTGACAACAGCGTTATCAAGTGGGCGTTCAACGCGACCTTTGAAAGAGTATGTCTGTCGAAATATCTCGGGTTGCCAGTTGGTGAATATCTTGACCCGCAATCGTGGAGATGTTCGATGATATGGGCGGCATACATGGGACTTCCGCTGTCGCTTGCCGGAGCGGGAGCAGTTCTCGGACTGCCGGAACAGAAGCTGAAAGAGGGTAAGGAACTCATCAAGTATTTCTGCGTACCGTGTACTCCTACCAAAGCGAACGGCTTCAGAACGAGAAATCTTCCCGAACACGCGCCGGAAAAATGGGCGCAGTTCAAGGCGTACAACAAGCGCGATGTCGAGGTTGAAATGTCTATTCAGGACAAGCTGCGGAAGTTCCCTGTGCCTGATTTCGTGTGGGAGGAATACTGCCTTGACCAGCAGATAAACGACCGTGGGATTGCTCTTGATATGGCGGTTGTAGAGAATGCAATCACATTTGACGAGCGCTCAAAGGCTCTGCTTTCGGCAAAAATGCAGTCGCTCACTTCTCTTGAAAACCCGAACTCCGTTCAACAGATGAAACAATGGCTCTCCGAGAACGGCTTGGAGGGTGACAGCCTTGGCAAAAAGGAGGTAGCGTCAATGCTGAAAACCGCACCGCCGCAGCTTGCGGAGGTTCTGGAACTCCGTCAGCAGCTTGCAAAATTCTCGGTGAAGAAGTACCAGGCTATGAAGAATGCTGTCTGCTCTGATGGACGAGCGCACGGAATGTTTCAGTTTTACGGTGCAAACCGTTCCGGCAGATGGGCAGGTCGGCTGATACAGTTGCAGAACCTCCCGCAGAACCATATTTCCGACCTTGAACAGGCTCGTGAGCTTGTGAAAAGCGGAAATTATGCTGCGATGGAACTGCTCTACGATGATATTCCCGATACGCTGTCGCAACTTATCCGCACGGCGTTTGTTCCGAAATCGGGAATGAAATTCGTGGTATCTGATTTTTCCGCAATCGAGGCGAGGGTGCTGTCGTGGTTTGCTGGAGAGCGCTGGCGGCTCAATGTTTTCAGAAATGGGGGAGATATTTATTGCGCGTCCGCAAGTCAGATGTTCCGTGTCCCCGTTGAAAAGCATGGTGTGAACGGACATCTGCGGCAGAAAGGTAAAATCGCGGAACTGGCGCTCGTCTACGGCGGCTCAGTCGGCGCGCTAAAAGCTATGGGCGCATTGGAGATGGGTCTGACGGAGGACGAACTTCAGCCGCTTGTGGATATGTGGCGCAGTTCCAACCCGAATATAGTTCGGTTCTGGTGGGAAGTCGACCGCTGCGTGAAGGATACAATACGACAAAGACTCCGCGCAGACACACATGGCATTCGGTTTGAATATCAGAGCGGAATGCTGTTCATCACGCTGCCGAGCGGCAGACGGCTTTCCTACGTCAAACCCCGTATCGGTGAGAATAAGTTTGGCGGCGAGTCCGTCACTTACGAGGGCGTTGGCGCAACTAAGAAGTGGGAGCGCATTGAAAGCTACGGCCCTAAGTTCGTGGAAAACATTGTTCAGGCGGTCAGCCGTGACATTCTCTGCTATGCTATGCGGACGCTGCGGAATTATCGTATCTGCGGCCACGTTCACGATGAACTTATTATCGAGCGCCCGATAGATACGAATGTATCTGAAATCTGCGAGATTATGGGTAGAACTCCGCCTTGGGCAGAGGGGCTTCCGCTCCGTGCCGATGGGTACGAATGCAGCTTTTACAAAAAAGATTGAGGTAATATGTCCAAGAACACCTTCTGCCAAGGCTATAAGGCAGGAGGTGTTTTTGTGTATAACAATTTTACGACCCGCATGAATGAGATAGAGAAAAACGCTGAAAATCTGCCTGTCAGAACCGAGCCCGATATACAAGCAATTTCAAAACAGATTACGCAGGAAGAAATCCAGCGTGATTTTGATTACTATATGGCACAGCGTATAGCAGAAAAGCTGAAAGCCGAGGGACTTATCACAGTTGACGAATTCAACAAACTGACCGCTCTTAACCGCAGTACTTTTTTACCTATGAATGTCGAGATATTACCGAAAATACGTTGATTATATCTCGGTTTAGAGTTAATATGTCAACACCGAAGAGAGGTGAAAAAAGTGAAAACTGTAACAAAAATTGAAGCCAACCAACGTACTACGGGTTCTGAGAAAAAGCTCCGTGTTGCGGCATACTGTCGTGTGTCGACAGATTCTGACGATCAGCTTGAAAGTCTTGCTGAACAGAAAAAGCACTATGAAACCTACATTCAGGCGCACGAAAACTGGAATTTCGCAGGTCTATACTATGATGAGGGAATAAGCGGTACTAAAAAGGAAAAGCGCTCCGAACTTATGCGATTGCTTTCTGATTGTGAAGCAGGTCAAATCGACTTTATCATCACAAAGTCCATAAGCCGATTTGCGAGAAATACCACTGACTGCCTTGAAATGGTGCGAAAGCTGCTTGCAATAAATGTAGCAATATATTTTGAAAAGGAAAATATCAACACTACTTCAATGAAAGCGAGCTGGTGCTTGCGGTTCTCAGCAGCCTTGCAGAGAACGAATCAGTGTCAATATCCGGTAACGAAAAGTGGTCTATAAGACAGCGGTTTCAGAGCGGTACATACAAAATGAATCCGCCGCCGTATGGTTACAGGTGGAACGGCGAACAGCTTGAAGTAAATAATGACCAAGCGGAAATTGTTAAGCGCATTTTTGCTGAATTTATCTCGGGAAAAGGAGTAATGCACATTGCGAGAGGGCTGGACTCGGATAATATTGTCCCTGCCCGTGGAAAGCACTGGTGCCAGTCAAGTATTCTCAGAATTTTGAAAAATGAGAATTACACAGGAAACGCAGTTTTCCAAAAAACCTTTACAGATGAGTCTTTTCGCCGCTGCGTGAATTACGGACAGTTGGATAAGTATCTTGTTGCTGATCATCACGAGGGGATAATCAGCAAGGCTGACTTTGAATCAGCTTCTGCTTTGATAGACAGACACTCCGTTGAAAAGAACGTTACTAAGGGTAGCCACAAGTATCAGCTGCGGTATTGCTTTTCGGGAAAGATAGTCTGCGGTGAGTGCGGCGCTACACTAAAACACAGAACTCACAGGCTTGGCGGTGAAACGTATGAAGCGTGGTGCTGCAGCACTCACATATATAATAAGGAAAGCTGCTCAATGAAGTTCATCAGGGACGATGACATCAAGCTCGCTTTTGTTACAATGATGAACAAACTGGTTTTCGGCCACAAGCTGATTTTGAAGCCGTATTTGCTGACATTACGCAGTTCGTCAACGGACAGCAGCATTCAGCGAATACAGCAGCTTCGGCTGTTGATTGAGCAGAATACGGGTCAGCAGGAAACTCTTACACGTCTTATGGCGAATGGTTTTATTGACAGAGCGCTTTTCGGTCGGGAGTTGAACGCAATAATGGCTCAGACTGATGAATACCGTGCTGAAATTGATACGCTCAGCAGTTCAGTCACAGGAGATGGCGCAAAGCTGAAAGAAACCGAGCGGCTGATAAAACTGGTCGAGCGTGGGAGAATGTTCATGGAATTTGACGCAGACTTGTTTTCAAAACTGGTTGACCGCATTTGTGCATTTTCTCGCAATGAGATCGGCTTTGTGCTGAAATGCGGATTGACGCTCAGAGAAAGGATTGGTGAGTAGAGTGGAGCATATTCCTTACGGCTATCGCATTGAGAACGGAAAAGCGGTGGTTGATGAAACTGCGGCAGGGCAGGTGCGGCAATTATTTGAAAACTACCTCAGCGGCGATTCGCTGAAAAAAGCGGCCGAAAACGCAGGTATCGCAGGAAATCACGGCACTATCAAACTGATGCTGCGGAACCGCCGCTATCCGGGAGATGACTTTTACCCTCCGATAATCACCACGGAGCTG